CTACGCTAAACCCGAACATCATTTGGACGAGTTTAGATACCAACATAAGGACGAAGAAATCTGGATTCGTGATTACTACCAATATTCTGCCGAAACTAAACCCGGTGATTGCGGAGCGCCTTTAGTAGCCCACGCACCATCACTTACTGGCAAATTGATTGGCATTCACGTAGCCGGGGCTGTGGCACCTGGCACTGCATATAGCACTAGTATTACATACGAACTGCTTAAAACTGGACTGGACAAATTTCCTGTTCAAGCACAAGTGTGCTGGAATGTCACAACCGAAGATGTAACAACTCCAATTGAGGGACAATTTTACCCTCTAGCGACGACCTCACCTCTAGGATCTCCATCTGGGACAAAGCTGCGACCCTCATCGATACATGGACAAGTTTCAGTACCGACCACGATGCCTTCCGCTTTAAAACCGATGAAAGTTCAGGGAATGCCTGTAAATCCGATGCTGCTCGCTCTCTCCAAGAACGCCGGAAAAACTCCATTAATTGACCATGATTTGCTTCACGAATGTGTACAAGCTGTGGCCCCTTCCGTTTCACAGAAATGGACTGGCCCGTTGCTTTACAGCATAACTGAAGCTGCTCTTGGCATTGATGGAGATGACCGGGTTCGTTGTTTAGATCGACAATCGTCTGCAGGGTATCCTTGGGTTTTGTACGCGAAACAACCCGGAAAGCAAGATTGGTTGGGAAAGGATGAAGACAAGTATGTTGCAGAGTCAATGCGCCAAGCTGTACAATTCCGTGAGAATGAAGCTCTTCAGGGACGCAGAGTGTTAACCGTTTGGGTCGATACACTTAAGGACGAAAGACGCCCAATAGAAAAAGTTGCGGCAGGTAAGACTCGATCATTTGCATGTGGACCGGTAGACTACAATATTTTGTTTAGAAGACATTTCTTGGCATTCGTTGCGAACGCTATGGATAATCGTATTCATAATGAAATTAGTGTGGGAACTGATCCATATTCTTTTGATTGGGAGAAAACCTACGTGAAACTGACTCATTTTGGGAAGAATTTGACCAGCGGTGATTTCTCGAACTTCGATGGAAGCCTCTCTGCCGATTTAC